TGCTACAATAGAAGATTATATTGATTATTATGATTATTCTTTGACAAATGACAAGATAAAACCTAAATTCATAATTCATTCAAAGAGTTATATGAAAGATAGGAGCGCATCTGATTACAGGGGTTTAAGTCCTTTGTATGCTGCAAAGAATAATGTTGATAATCTTTTAGCTGTATATCAGGCTAGATATAATGTTTATGTTAATAATGGAACTGCTTACATATTATTTCCACAGCAAAGGAATCAGAATGATTTAGCATCCGCACTTAATCCAGCAAAACGAGATGATATTATTAAAGATATGAATAATCGTTTTGGGTTAACAGGGGACAGACAAATAAAAGCCGTATCAGATACACCATTAGCAGGACTTAACACATTAGTAAGCATAAAGGATTTAATGCCACTCGAAGAGACTGTTGCTAATTTCTTAGCTATTGCAGGGGTATTCGGTGTTGATAAGGATTTGCTACCTTTAAAAGATGGTACTACTTTCACAAATAAGGAAGTTGCCGAAGCAAAAATATGGTCAGATATTGCCGTTACTTATGCAAATGATATTTGTAATGATTTGACAAATATGTTCGGTTTAACAAATGAAAAAATTGCAGTAAAAACAGACAATATAGGTTTTCTACAATCGAACAGAAAGTTAGAACTAGAATCAGATAAGATACTAATTGAAAATTTAACTGCTTTAAGAGATGCCGGAATTGATACAACAATGCAATTAAACAAATTATATGAAAAATACGGAAACTAAAAACTTAGGATTTGAAACCTTTCGCAGTGATGCAGCTTTTACTGTTAATCGTGAAGATAGAAGTTTTACTGCTGTTATTGCAACTGAAAATCCTATAAAATTACAAGGCTATAAATATGCCGATATGTATGAAGAGTTTACCGAAGTATTGCGATGCTCACCTGATGCAGTAATGACTGACAGATTAGATAGTGGGTTGCCATTATTTGAAAGCCATTGGGAACGTGAAGCCGAAGATTTAAGGGGAATTTCAACAAGTTACGAAATAGGTAACGGTCAAATTGTTGCTACATTCAAACTCGGTGCAAGAGCTGACGAAGCTTTATTATTGGATATTGAAAATAATGTATTAAAGTCTGTATCAATAGGATGTGCAATTCATAATGTAATGCGATTAGATGTTGATGGTAATGTTTCATATACTGCCCTAAAATGGGAGCCGAAACACGTAGCATTCGCACCCGAGCCAGCCGATGTTGCTTGCACATTAAGAAGCGATGCAAAAGTAGAGGGCGATGTAATCAAGCCAATTATTGAAAAAGATTTACTTAAAAATATATTTACAAAAAATAATTAAAATTAACAAAATGAAAAAGGAAGTATTTATAGAAAGTATGCGAGCTGACTTTAAAGCAAAAGGTTACACAGCTGAACAATTACAAGGAGCTGAACAACTTGCTGGTGGCTTATACGATGCAATGCAGAAAGAAAACGAAACTTTGCGTGCTGATTTAGAAAATCAAGCAACAACAATCATTGGTGAAAAACTTGGCGATTTAGGTAATGGTAAAACCGTAGCAGAAACAATCGTATCATTACAAAATACAGTTGATGGTATGCGTTCAAGTAATAACAAACCAGTTGGTTTTTGGGATTCATTCCGCACAGAGTTTGAGGCTAATAAAGACGCTATCTTGGCTACTCAAAACAGTGGTTCTGTTAAAATTACAGTACGCTCTGCTGCCCCCATAACAATGGCTAACATTGTAGCTCCTAAGTCATTGGGCTATCGTGATACTGTTGTTGATGCATCCCCTGTTTTACCTGAATTTTTGCCATCTTCATTAATTAATGAAATGAATGGTGGAGTAGGCTCAAACCCTTATGTATGGATGGAACGTAATAAAAAAGAGGGTTCACCTGCTTATGTTGCTGAGGGTGATGCTAAACCTTTCATTGACTACAATTGGGCTGAAAAAGAAGTTACCGCTAAATGTATTGCTGCAATAGTTCCTATCTCTAAGATAGCAACTTGGAACTATCCTACATTGGAGCAGGAAGTTCGCAAAGAATTGATGGACGAGTTGATTAACAAATACAACGATGCTATCATCAACGGTGCAGGCACAACAGAAATTAACGGTTTGAAATCTATCTATGCTACTGAATTTGTAACAGCAGGTATTCAATTGCCCAAAGCAACTTTGTGGGATGTTTTGTTAAAAGCATGGAAACAATCTCGAAAAGCCGTAAGAGGTCAACGTCCTACTGCTATACTTATGTCAATTGATAAAGTAAACGATTTGGATTTGCAGAAAGACGAAAACGGAAACTACCTTTTGCCTACATGGATTACCAATGCTAACAAGACGTTGAAAAACATACCAATTATCGAAACAGAATATTTGACAGAAAAAGAAGTATTGATTGGGGACTTCACGAAAGCAACTTTCAACTTTGTTAAAAATATTGAGTTCGAGATTGGATGGATTAACGATGACTTTCAGAAAAACCGCTATGCTATCCGTGGCGAGTTTTATGGAATGCAATTTGTGAAAGCACACAAAAATAATTTCGTTAAAATAAGTGATATTGAAGCTGCTAAAACTGCAATCACAGCCGTATAAAAATAATGTGAGCGTTGGAATATACGCTCACTAATTTATAAACATAAAAAAATTAAAACAAAAAACGAAAAAGTTTATTTTATTTATCATGTTACTTGTATTAAAACTTTATTTAGAATGAAAACAGTTTATTTCTTAAAAGACCACTGCAAACACAAAAAAGGCGAAACAGTTACTTTCTTAGTTGATAATCATGCGGAAAGCTTAATCGCAAACGGCGTGGCAACTGATATGATTGATACAGCTGAAAAGCCTAAAAAAACCGTTAAAAACTAAATTAAGGGCGGTCTATTGGCTGCCCTTTTTTAATAAAAATAAAATGGAAAACTTAATCACACCTGCATATTTTCACGGATTAATCGAGTTACCCGATTCGCAAGTTAGCGCAGAACTTAATACGCCATCAGGCGAGGCAGTTGCTTATCAAAATGATAAGCTAATGGTTAACATTGCAAAATATCAAAAAAAATTACTTGTTAAATTGTTTGGTTCGGAAGTAGTGCCTGACGAAGTAGCATCTTTATTGGTTGATGAAACAACGCTTACAAGTCCAATAGCTAATTATGTATTCTGCAATGTAATAAAAGACTATCAAAGTACTTCTACAATGCAAGGAGAGCAAATACAGTCTGCTGAAAATACTATTCATATATCATATAAAAACAAGCAAGATGAAGCGTGGAATGATATGGTCGAAATGCTTGGTGAAATTCGCGAAGTACTTTATAATGCCGGCAAATATTTTGACTATCCGACTGACTATTATAGCGAAATATATAAGTTAAGCTACTTCTTATGATAATCACACACAAAACAAAGCTTAAAGAAATAGTCAATATATTACCAATTGCACAACTGGCTGGAACTGATTTACTCCTTGAATGTTCAAAATTTGCAATGCCTAAAGAAATTCAAGGCATAAAGCCAATGAAACATAGTGCAATAACCATATTACAGCAGTCTTGGATATGGGATATTAAAGACACAAAAGATTTGTTACTGGCTTATGTAGAGATATTTTTCGGTGTAAAAGAAAAACAAGAAGAGTGGCTAAAGAAAAGCCCATTAATAGATTTTTATCGGTTCGCTTGGGAAGTTAAAGAACAATCTTTGCGCTATGCCGATGCATTTGCGGAAATAAAAGTCGAGCTTACCGAAGACGAGAAAAAAGCAGGGTTTGGAGACAAAGACGAAAACGGACTTACTAACATGGTTTTATCAATGTCAAACAAAAAAGGGATAAGCATGAAAGATGCTTGGGACTATCCACTTGTAGAGTATATTTATACTTTTCAACACGATGCAAAAGAGAGTAATAGACAAAGGAAATACAACAAAATAATAAGTGAAAAGAAATGAGAGCAGTAATAGATATTGAAACAGGCGGATTTAGTATCACTAAAAATGGAGTATGTGAAATAGCAGCAATTGTAATTGATGAAAATTATAATGAAATTAGTAGTTTTCATAGATACATTAAACCATATCTAAGACCAGATTCAGACGAATTAGTATCTTATAAAGATGATGCAATGGCTGTAAATGGAATAAAAATGAGTGATATTGAAAACGGCGAAGAAGTTGAAAGAGTTGTTTTAGACTTAAATAATTTTCTTATTGAAAATAAAGTTAATACAATCGTTGGCCATAATTCAAATTTATTTGATATTCCAAGAATATTGTATTTATTTAAAAGATTTATTTATGTTGATGCTGTATTGCCAGTAGAAAAATATATTGATACTATTGAATTGGCAAAGAAAAAAATAAATCTTAAAAATTATAATTTGCCGTTTCTTTGTGAATATTTTAAAATTGACAATTCAAATAAACACACGGCAACTGGAGATTGTGAAAGTACTATTGAACT